ATTCTGTCTTGCAGTGGCATAACCGTTCATTCGGCTTTGATAATCACCACGCAAGAGACCATCGACATTGAACTTTACAAAATAAGTAGCCTTCTCTGTTTCAGATAGAAGGGCTCGGTTAATGGATTGCTCCCAACGGACAATCCAAGGCTCCAAGGTGTACTTCACAAATTCGAGAGATTGCTGCTCAATATTAGAAAAGCTCGACTTCTCAAGATCACCGACCATGTGGGGCGGTACTCTGAAGATTCGAGCTATTTCATCAATCTGAAATTTTCTTGTTTCCAGAAACTGTGCTTCATTTGGGGAGATGGAGATAGGCGTGTATTTCATGCCTTCTTCTAAAACAGCTACCTTATGAGAATTGTTCCCAGAGAAGCCTTTGGTCCAGCTTTCTCTGACAGCTTCTGGATTTTTTACGGTGCCGGGATATTCCAGGATGCCTCCTGGTGTGGCACCGTTTGCAAAGAACTTAGCACCGTATTCCTCTGTGGCGATAGCAAGTCCGATAGCGTTCTTGGCCATAGCGATGGGAGAGTAGCCAACCAAACCATCAAAGCCGAGACCTGGAACATGGAGCACGTCGGACGGTTTTAGGATTACTGTTCCATTTTTCATGGTAGGTGCATCGGAGTCCTGCATTTGATATTGATAGTAGAGATGCCCTTTATCGTCACGATCCACACTCATTCGATTAGCCATCAGCGGATAGAGAGCGATGACTTCGCCTTTGCCATTTCGTATAATTTGCGCATAGGCATTTCCATAAAGGAGAAGATGCGTCATTAAGGTTTCTCGGAAGACAAAAGATGTCATTTCCGGATTTGGCTCATCATGTATTAATCGATATAATGGATGCTTGATCGCTTTTTCTTTGCTGCCTGAGTCTGTGTATTTATAGACATGGACTGGCAGTCCTGCAATGGACTCGGAAAGAATCCTAACACAGGCGTAGACCGCAGTCATCTGCATGGCACTTCGTTCATTGACGGCTTTGCCAGAGTTGCTTCCACGAAAGAGAAAGCGATAGGCACTGCCGTTGGTGCTGTTGGTGGGCTTGTCCCTGGAGTGAAACAGTCCTGATAAGAATCCCATAAATATTCCTTTCTGCCGCAAAGGGCGTATAAAATTCAAAGTTTTGTCATAAAATAATCTATGCAAATGCTTGCAAATGCAAGCAAAAACGAATATAATAAAGAAAAAGGAGGCGATACTATGGCAAATACATCCGCTGTTTATGCAAGAATAGATACGAATCTCAAGGATAATGCTGAGAGCATTCTTTCTCAGCTTGGCATTTCTCCATCCAGTGCAATTCAGATGCTTTATAGCCAGATTGTACTGAAGAAGGGTATGCCATTTGAACTGAAACTTCCTTCTTCTAAGCCATTAGCTGTTGGTGCAATGACCAGAGAACAACTTGATGCAGAACTCCAGAAGGGTGTTGATTCCATCAAAGCAGGAAAGGTATATTCTGCAGATGAAGTCGATGCAGCACTTGCAAAGGAGTTTGGCATATGACGGATAGCTATAATGTCGGCTATTCTGTAGATGCACTTGGTGATTTGCGTGAAATCTATTCGTACATTGCGAATGAACTCCTTGTTCCGGAAACTGCTACTGCCCAGCTGGGCCGCATCCGAAAAGAGGTTCGTTCATTGGATTTCATGCCAGCTCGTTATACGTTAGTTGAATGGGAGCCTTGGCATTCGATGAAAATGCATCAGTTTCCGGTAGACAACTTTATTGTGTATTATCTTGTCGATGATAAAGAGAGGACAGTTACAGTAGCACGAATATTCTACGGTGGTCGAGATATCGAAGGAATTATAAATTCAAATAAATAAACAGAAGTGGAGCTTTTTTTGTGAAAACAAGAGCTCCATTTTTATATGAATAAAATTCCTCTGTCATCATAGACAGAAACGCCTCTATTATTTCCACAGCGGATCGCACGGTCAAGTCCCATAATAGTAGCGACGGCTCCGTCGATTTTCTCTGTGGATTTTTCTTTGTCAGCCTTTATATTGCCTGCTGGGTCGGTGCGGATATAGATATTATCCATCATCCAACGGAGTACCGGATGACCACCGTGGGCCAGCTTTTGTTCCAGTGTTAGTTTCATGAGTTCCTTTGTCGGTGGGGACATATCCTTAAATCCCTGACCGAAAGGAACAACAGTAAAGCCCATGCCTTCGAGGTTTTGTACCATCTGGACAGCTCCCCAGCGGTCAAAGGCAATTTCTCTAATATTGAATCGTTCTCCAAGACGCTCGATGAATTTTTCAATGTAACCGTAGTGGACGACATTTCCCTCGGTAGTTTCCAGAAAGCCTTGTCGTTCCCAGACATCATAAGGGACGTGGTCTCGCCTTACTCGAAGATCCAGCGTATCTTCCGGTATCCAGAAGTACGGTAAGATGCAGAACTTATCATCCTCGTCCAGCGGAGGGAATACCAGCACGAAGGCTGTAATATCCGTAGTTGAGGAAAGATCCAGACCGCCATAGCAGACACGACCCTCTAAGGATTTTTCATCAACTTTGAAGGAGCAGGCATCCCATTTCTCCATTGGCATCCAACGTACTGCCTGCTTGACCCACTGGTTGAGTCTTAGCTGTCTAAAGGAATTCTCCTCACCGGGATTCTGTTTTGCAGATTCACAGGCGGCTTCGACTTTATCGATACCGACTGTGATTCCAAGAGACGGATTGGCTTTCTTCCAGACCTATGGGTCCGTCCAGTCATCGGTTTCATCAGCACCATAGATGACCGGATAGAAGGTTGGATCTATTTTTCTTCCCTCCAAGATATCCTTGGCCTTCTGGTGTGTTTCATAGCAGATGCTGTTTGTATCCGTTCCGGCGGTAGTAATAAGAAAGTAGAGTGGCTGCGTTCTGGCATCACCGGAGCCTTTGGTCATAACATCAAAGAGCTTTCGGTTAGGTTGAGTATGTAGCTCATCGAATACGACACCATGAATATTGAAACCATGCTTTGAGTAAGCCTCAGCGGATAATACCTGATAGAAGCTGTTGGTCGGTTGGTAGACAATACGTTTCTGAGAAGCGAGAATTTTTACTCGCCTATTCAGTGCAGGACACATACGCACCATATCTGCAGCAACATCAAAAACGATTGTTGCCTGCTGGCGGTCAGCTGCACAGCCATAAACCTCAGCTCGTTCTTCGCCATCACCGCAGGTAAGGAGTAGGGCGACAGCGGCCGCAAGCTCTGACTTGCCCATTTTTTTAGGGATTTCCACATAGGCAGTATTAAACTGTCGATAGCCATTCGGTTTCAAAGTGCCAAAGATATCTCTTATAATCTGCTCCTGCCAGTCGATGAGCTCAAATGGCTTACCGGCCCATGTGCCTTTGGTGTGGCAGAGACATTCAATAAAATTGACTGCGTAATCCGCCATCTGTTTATTGTAGGTGGAGTCCGCAGTCATGAAGCGTGTCGGTGTGTAGTTTTCAAGCTTACGCAAATGTATGCGCCTCCTTTCGCAGAAATAAAAATAGCCGCCTGGTGGCGACGTCTATAACGAGGAACAGCCCCATTTGGGACCGTCCTGCCTGATATTCTTTTCAGGTGAGTTAGTTTAATTCGTTAAGCAGGATACAAAGTGCTAGGTTGGCTTCTTCACAGGTTGGTTCGATGTCCCAGCCTCTGTCATAGTTGGCAATCCATTCACCATCCATCTTCAGGCTGAGCTTTGAAATCCTACCGCCGTTGATGCCATAATCTTCACTAGGCTCTTCAAAATATTTGACCCAGTATTTTACACTCTTGTATCTGCCGTCTTTCTTCGGGATTCCGATGGTTCCTTCTTTCCACATGGCTTATGCCTCCTTTACCGTCATCTTGATTGCAGGGATAAGGGCGTGCTCACCGGTCTTCCAATCGGTGTAGCGTGCCTTTACTGTGGTAAGGCCTGCCATGCTAATTCCGTGCTTCTCGAAGGCTGCGAGAGTTTCGATGAGACTTGAGAAGGTGGAGCTGATTGTGAATTCTGTGATACCGTTTGTTTTCAAGGTCTGAGCGATTTCTTCAATGTCGTAATCCCAAATGACTTCGTTAAAGTCGATGAGCTCATTTCCGTTTTCCTTGCTGGTTCTGTAAGCCCAGAATAAGGTTGCGTTGATTCCAAGTTCCTTAAGGCTCTTTGCGTTCTGCTCGATTGCTTCTTCAAATGTTCTGATTTCTTTCATGGTAGGTTCCTCCTAAAAATGTGTTTTCCTTTTTTGGTAGTACTATATATCACTCTAAAAGCACATAATAGCAAGTCAATTCGGGACATATAGTACACAAATATTCATGGAGAAAACTGTGCATTTTAGTCGTTGGTCGAAACCTTTCGGCAGCGGTCCACACCGTAGATTATGTTAAGTTCGGAACCGTTGTCCCAATTTACCATGATGCTTCTGGTATCGTCGACACCGATGACAGTGCCACGTGTGCCTGATGGAGGCGCCTGCGCGTCGTCCATCTGGATTAGCTCAACACGTGTACCAGCAGGATAAAGGCGGCGCTGGCGGGCCACCTGTTCCTTACTTGGAAATTGCATAGCCTTCACCTCCTTTGAATGCGCTGTTACCCGGAAGATATCTCATCAGGATTTTACGGTCTGTTTTGTAGTCGTCCCCGATGAATCCGAGGCGAAGAAGGAAACAACGGAAAGCATAGCGTTCGTTGTCTACCGGCTTTTCCGTGGCGCTGATTCGTTTTTGATCCTTGCTCATTTTGCAAAGGGCAGCAATCAGTGTGCTGTAGGCGTGGATCTCATCTGGCTCAGGAAGCTCCGAGAACCAAGGAAAGGAGATGCTGTCCTCATTCAGTTCAAAGTGCAGATCCTCGATGTGAAGTGCATGCTTGATGAGAAAGCCTTTGGCATCCAGAAGGTTGGTTAGGTTTTCAACATTGACCTTGTCCAGCGGAATGGTAATGTTAAGTCCAGTTTCTTCTGTAGAAGTTGCTTCAGCTTTTGGTTCCTGAGCCGGATGAAAGTATGTTTCTTTCGGACAGTAGCCGCTTGCGTCCAAGAGAGCAAGCAGTTTGTCGTATTCAGTTGGGCTCATAGTGTCCGGGCCTTCAATGTTTCCTTCTCGTGTCAGGAGAAGGTCCCCAATCTGATAGGCGTAGGAAGGAGCTTTCAGGTATTGAGGTTTTGTGTTCGTGTACTCGCCAAGCAGGGCTGCCAGCGGTTTTCTTTCGGTTGCGTTTAAAATGATCTTCATGTAGGTGTCCTCCTTTGTTTTGGTAGTACATATATCACTCTAAAAGCACATAATAGCAAGCAATATCGGAGAAAAACATCGACAAATATGTGCCTTCTGGATTGTGTACATTACCGACTTACAAAAGAGTGGCATCCTCAGCTTTCGGAGCAACTTCATCGTAGGAATAGGTTAATCCATCACGGATGACGGAAACCTTCTTAGAGGAGCCGACCTGTTCAATGTAACGTTTGACGATAACATCGTAGAATTTCTCATCCAGTTCAATGGTGTAGCAGATACGACCTGTCTGTTCACATGCGATGAGCGTGCTACCAGAACCACCAAACGGATCGAGGACCAGAGAGTTGGTCATATTGGAATTCATAATCGGATAGGCCAGAAGCGGAATAGGCTTCATTGTAGGATGATCACCGTTCTTTTTAGGCTTATCAAATTCCCAGATTGTCGTTTCTTTTCGTCCGGTATACCATTGATGCTTGCCAGATTTCTTCCAACCGAAGAGGCAAGGCTCATGCATCCACTGGTATGGGCTGCGTCCAAGGACAAGGGACTGCTTTTTCCAGATACAGCAGCCAGAGAGATAAAAACCAGCATCGGCAAAGGCTCTACGGAAGTTGAGGCCCTCGGTATCTGCATGGAAGACATAGATAGAAGCGTCATCGGCCATAGATTCGTACATGCGAGTGTAGGCATCAAGCAGGAACTGATAGAAGGCGTCGTTTTCCATATTGTCGTTCTTAATCTTACCAGCGCTACCTTCATAATTGACATTGTACGGAGGATCGGTCACGATCAGATTTGCCTGCTTTCCGTTCATCAGAAGTTCATAGGTTTCAGGCTTTGTGGAATCACCACAGACAAGGCGATGATCACCAAGGAGCCACAGGTCACCGGCCTTGGAAAAGGTCGGCTTTGCAAGCTCAGCATCCACATCGAAATCGTCATCCTGAACACCTTTTTTTGTATCTTCACGAAACAGATCTTCAAGTTCTTCCGTTTCAAATCCGGTGAGGGAGACGTCAAAGTCAGCGCCTTGCAGGTCAGAGATAAGAAGGGCCAACTTGTCGTTATCCCATTCACCACTGATTTTGTTGAGAGCAACATTCAGTGCTTTCTCTTTATCCTCATCCATTTCAACAATGACACATTCTACTTCAGTGATGCCCATGTCGATGAGGACCTTTAGTCTCTGGTGGCCGCCAACAACACGAGAGGTGGTGGCATTCCAGATGACAGGCTCTACATAGCCAAACTGCTCAATGGAGCGTTTCAATTTTTCATATTCTTTATCGCCGGGCTTTAAATCTTTTCGAGGATTGTAATCAGCAGGAAGAAGCTCTGCAACATTTTTCTTTTCAATTAGCATGATGTAGCCCTCCTGTGCAATAACTTTTTTAATCCCTTGAAAGCGGCATCTATGTCACCAGCTTTAGCCTGTCCTTTGAGTGTGCTAAACTGCTGGAAGGTTAAATGCCTGCGATATTTCTTTAGCAAGCTCATAAATTCTGATAAATCCATATCAATTTCCTTTCCGTGCCAGTAGAAGACGTTCCATCACATCATCCTGTGGTGTGGCTCCATTATATTCAGTGGCACAATTTTCTCTTACGATTTGGTAGATCTCCATCCAGAGACGATTGGTCTGGCTCATGAAGTTCTGACTCATAGCCACATAGGGAGACTGGATAGCATTACCGGTCGTCGGATGCTTGGCAAGGAATCCAAACTCTGTGATAGCTTCCTCACATTGAATCCAACGAGCAACACTCATAGCGTAGCGCTCCAAAAGCTCTGGAGAGACAAGAGCAGCGCAACCACGTTCATGCAGCCAGTTCCATGTTTTCTTGTAGACATCTGCAGCAACGAGCTTTTTTCCGTTCTTTTGCTTGGCAGATAACATCTTGGATGGTTTGGGCATCGGCTGACCTTCTAAATCGACGGTGCTGTCTGTAAAGTCGATGACAGTCAACTCACGTTTGCCCGGATTTCCCTCAGCGATTCTCCCAGCTAAGGGCTTTTTCTTGGCTCCAGCGCCGATACGAGCGCCGCCACGGTTTGTACCGTCCTTAGCCATTTTCTACACCTCCAGTTCAGGGGCCTATATACCCCGTTTGAAATTGCGACTTTGTGCGTGAGACCCCACGCCCGTTCCCCGGCGACTTCAGCGTAGAGAAGTGGACCGCCCCTACCGGTTGTGCCAGCGGTCGCCGTGTTCCGCATGAATCTTGGCATGGCAGGATTTGCAAAGTGCCATCAAGTTCTCTCTATCATGCGTGCCGCCTTGGGAGAGGGGCTTTACATGGTGTATCTGCTCGGTTGGTGTGTAGACACCGTTCTCAAGGCACCTCTCACAAAGAGGGTGGGCAGCAGCATAGCTGTCACGGATACGTTTCCATGCACGTCCGTAGCGACGCTTGGCATTCGGGTCTCGGTCGTACTTCTCGTAGCGTTTGGCTTCCTTCTTTTCATGCTCCGGACAGAAGCGTCCGTCTGTCAGATTAGGGCAGCCGGGATAGGAGCAGGGACGTTTTGGTTTTCTTGGCATCGTATTCCTCCTTCCGTTTGGGTATAAGAAAAGCCCTGTAGGACTTGTCCCACAAGGCTTTCTACGATTCTCACTTTCGCTAGTATAATAATATCAGAAGAGCTTAGTGTCTTTCTATGTCATTTCATGTCCACCTTCATAGGAAGCCGGAACTTTTACTTCTTCCAGTGCCTTTCCATGAAGTTTGTGGATGTAACGCAGTTCATATCCCATGTCAACAGCAATCTGCTCCAATGTGATAAAGCAAAGGTAGCGTTCCTCCAACAGGGTCTGGTATTCGGTATTGCCGACTTGCTTGATAACTTCTACGATTTCCTTCTTCAGTGCCACCAGTTCCACAACGTCTTTGCTGATTTCATCCTCCAGCTCGATGATGTCAAGAATGGCGGATTCCATGCGAGAGCCTTCACGGTTAGGACTCTTTGGCATATCAGAGTAGGACGGTGTGCAACGGGTAGCTAATTCATTTAAGGAATCTATCTGTAACAGTTTGCTTTTGATTCTATTATCCAAGTAGCGTGCTTGAGATAAGTATTCTTTTGCAGTCATTGATTGGTACCTCCGAAAAAATAGATTTCCCTCGGATTGGCACGGATTGTCGTAGTTTGCCTGTGATTATCATAGGTTTGCTTTTACCGCATCGATAAGGGCATTCTGGGTCAGCTCCTTTTTGGAGAGAGCTTTTAAGATACGCTCATCAATAGTTCATTTTGTGATGATGTGTTCTATCACTACGGTTCCGGAAGTCTGCCCCTGTCTCCAGAGACGGGCGTTGGTCTGCTGATACAATTCCAGTGACCATGTCAGCCCAAACCAGATGAGGGTGGAGCCGCCAGCCTGTAGGTTGAGCCCATGTCCGGCAGATGCAGGATGAATGACTGCGACAGGTATCTTTCCGGCATTCCAGTCGGTGATGTCCTTGCTGGATTTTATTTCTCTCACATCAAAGCGTTTCTTGATACGAGAGAGGTCGTGCTTGAACCAGTAAGCCACAAGAACTGGTTTGCCGTTTGCGGATTCGATGATATCCTCCAGAGCATCCAGCTTTCTGTCATGAAACTCGATGGTGTCGCCTGTATCGGCATAAATGGCACCGTTGGCAAGCTGGGATAGCTTTCCGGTGAGGGAAGCTGCATTGGCAGCAGTGATTTCTCCATCCGGGAGCTCTAATACCAGCTCCTGCTTCAATTCTTCATATCGGGTCACTTCATCTTCGGATAAATGAACCTCGTATTCAGAGGAGATAAGTTCTGGCATTTTCAGGTGGTCTGTCGATTTCATGGAGATAGTGATATCGGAAATCTGGTCATAGATGCGCTCCTCTGCATATGGTTGTGGCTTGTAGGAATAGATGATCTGTCCATTCCTCTTGTCCGGCACGAAGTAGTTGTTTCGGTACTCGGTAATGAAGCGTCCAAGGCGTTTCCCTAAATCCAGAAGTCGGAACTCAGCCCATAAATCCATGAGACCGTTACTGCTTGGCGTTCCGGTCAGGCCAATGATACGTTTGACGCTGGGCCTTACCTTCAGGAGAGACTTAAACCTCTTTGAATTGTGATT